ATGACATCAACAACGTCACCCATGGGATCAAGAACAAACTCCTTATCTACCAATACAACAGTCTCTCCTGTGGCAGCCATTTTACCCGCTACCTCAGGAGGTAACGTGCCAAGATCGGCTGGCACAGCGTGAATACGGCCCTCAGGAGTGACGTTACCGATGGTGGTCACTACCTTATCCTTGAAAAGGCTCTCCGCTAACGCGCAACCAGTACACAGAAGGCCAAACACTGTAACAAAAAAGCCTGTCAACCAAAAATTCTTACTCATCATACTTGCAAATCTCCCTTGTTATCACTCCAGGGTGGAGCTTCCGAGGTCGTCTCGGTTTTAATGGGGTTGAGAGAGGCTTCAAGGTTCATGACGAGTTCCTTGCCCTCCTCATAGCTACCAACCTCGACGAGAGATTGGAGGTTCAATTCATTATCCATCCACTCAGCAACCTGAGCCGGATTACCAGCGCGAGTCTTCTTGTACTTAGCCTGAGACTCTACAAAACTCTTCCATTGACCTTGCTGCGTGATACGAACGTTGAAGTCGTTACCACGTTCAATATCAATGATCGTGCTGTTATCGGGATCCTCCTCATCTTGGAAGTCCTCATTAATCATGGCAGACATGACACGGTCGAACAGTTGCTTGCTCATCGCGATAAACTTGACCGGATCTTCGCCCGCCTCCTCAAGAGCACGCACAACACCGATGGCGTAGAAACGCTCCTTGGCCTTAATCTTCGTTGCCATGTCGCCAAACTTGGACTTCACATTCTTACCCGTAGCGTCTTTGCCAAGGTTTAGTTCCTTATGACGCCGCCAAAGATCAAAGTAAAAGTCGCAGACAGGGCATTTCTCACCTGCTGGCTTACGGCACTTGTAGTTACGCCATTGTCCTTCGCTGTTCTGATACTTGTGAACAGCACCCTCCACAAAAAATTCAAGGGGGTCATTCTTACCGGGAAGAAAACGAACGATATTGTCTCCGTCCTGGAACGTCGCCCAGTTAGATACACCCTGACCGCCACCTCCTTGTGGCTTGTCTTCGTTCATGATCTTCTTGTGCATCTCTCTTAGTTCTGCTAGTGTTTTTGCCATTGTATTCTCCTTTAGGCTATCGATTGCAATTGAGTTGCTAACAAGTTATTGGTAAAGCTTGGATTCCTGCCGACTGTTAGCGGAAAGCTGGACAAGCATGTCTTTCTTCATGTCCAAGGTGCTACAGATACCCTTAGCATAGCCGTAGCATTCCTTGAGACGTAGAACTTCATTGTTTAATTCACCAGTCAATTCAAGGGACTGGACATAGTCTTCTGCTGCAACTGCGGTCAACTTCACACCCTCACTACGTTTGTCAGTGCGAGCGGAGGACTTGTAGTTTTCAAGGGCAGCTTCAGCATTATCTAGAAGTCTCTTAGACTTGATCATGATGCCATAATAGTAGCCGTAGAGTGCTGATATCTTACGAAGCTGATCAGCAACCTCATTAGGATCACTAGCCACTTGGCCCATGCCCTTAATGATGTTCTGATAACTCTCCTGAGTAATATTGTTAGGATCAAGCATAAATTGTTGCGAATAGTTTGGGATTAAGATGATGCAGGGTCATAGTCTGCTTCGACAAGGATACTACAAGCTGCTCGTTTGTCAATATCATTTTTTGATTATCAAAATTTCTTTCATCCAGCCCTACACTCTCCAGCATGCAGTGATAGATTTCGTGTATTATAGTCTCTCTTGCATCCATGTCCGAGAGATTCATCTCTAATTTTATTTTTTTCTCATCCCAGTCACAGAGGCCATCTACTTTCTGCTCTCCATCGTGTAGGTCAGAATGCAACTCAATAATAAACTTAGACCACCCTAAATCTACGAAACCGATTTCTCGATCTATAAATTTATTGTAGAGATGCTTTTTTTCCTTTATAAAAGGAAAGTCACTCGGCGTGCTGTTCTTCATGGGAAGGTTCTCTCATTTGAAGTGTGGTGTAATCGACCCCAATGTTAATTAGATAGTGTTGCTTTGAGTCTCTGGCCTTGATAACGAAGACTCTCATGACTCCCTCATCATACTCCTCTTGATTCTGATTTAAAGAGATAACCCAATCGGCAGGGCGAATTTTACCGTAGGAGTCGCCAAGTTCGGCGTCCGTAATAATATTAACCCTACGAGCCTGTCTGTTGGTCTGTGAAGCTGTCCAGACTAAGCATTTATGTTCAACGGCTAAACCTCTAAGCTCCTCAGCAATCCTCTGCTGTGCCTGATACTCTGATTCAATCAATCTATTGGGCCGTAAAAGTTCCAAATAGTCTACAATGATAAGATCAGGCACAAAGTCCTTGTGCAGCCTAAGTTGAACCAGTAGAGCCCTAAGTTGATTTACATTAGAGGCACCCGTGGGAAACTCTTTAATGATTAATCTGCCGTTAGTCTTGTCCCTGACCTCTCGCAATCTGTCCTTCAGCTTGAGTTGAGCTACAGGCTTTTTAAGATCTGAGTTCCTAATCTCAGTGAGAACAGAGTCGAACCTACCAGCAATTTTGTCCTGACTCATTTCTAATGAGACGTAAAGAACATTCTTACCATCGTAAATAGCCCTTGCTCCTTGATTTACAAGGTACAGAGACTTACCCACACCTGGGGGTGCTACTACAATCGCAAGTTCTTTCGCCGCTAGTCCACCCTCAAGGTTTCGATCATGAGTGGTGAATACGGTGGCGATCTTACTCTCATCTTTATTTTGATAAGATCTGAACAAGCGAGCAGTTACTTCTTCAAAGTAATCCTGACCTACATCCACGTTCCTGTTAACAAGAAGAGCATTCTTAACAAGCTCTTCAACTTCAGCGATCTCACCCTCTTCGTTAAGAATTACCATCGCCTTTCGGACAGCCGAGTCCATGGCTTTCTGTCTAGCAAACTCCTCAACTGTATCCAAGAGGAACTCACGATCCTCAAGACAGGATTTATCAATGGTGTTAATCTCAGCTATCGTGTTCTCGTAATCAATGCCTTCGTCCGATGCACCTGAAACACTTGCATTAATAAAATCAGGAAGAACACCATCGGATGGAAGCTTACGATACTTGTCGTAGTAATTGCGAACTCCCAAGAACACATTCTTATAGGCTGGGAAATCAAAGTAATCCGCCTTTAGAAGAGGGACTATCTCTGAGAAGAACTCAATGTCCTTTTTGAGAAGGTAGAGACATCCACGCTTGGTGTTGTCACTGATGTGGTATGGCATTCTTATTAGGGTTTGGGGTTTCTTGCTGCTTTTCCGATTGTACCATCTTTGGTCAGCGTCCGGTTAGCATTTTTCAGATTTTGTATCTTATCGGCACGCTGCTGGTCGGTTAGTTTTGTGGCTAAACCTTGCTCTGCTAGTACTTTAAAGTTAGGATGGACTGGCTTGTAGTGCTGATCACCAGTTTTTATACGCTGCTTTGAGGCTTCAACAGATTCTTTGTAGAACTTCTCAGCTTGAACTTTATCCATGCCTTGAGTATTGTATCGTTGACGCTCCCTCATAGCGTGATAAGAATTCCTACCATGTTTAATTGAAGGAGCATCGCTGACAATGCGTTCAGCCATGCCTCCACATGCACACTTTACCTCTTCAGGAGGCAACTTTCCATACTCAACTTCCTCGTAAACTTCGTAATCTCTAGGATCATCCCAGTCAGGAAGGTCATCGATCTCTTCCTGACTGAGACTGCTAACTAGAACTTGCTCAGTGAAAACTTCATCCACCATAGGAATGTGACGCATATCTTCTTTGTCACATTGCTCGCAGTAGTAGTTGTAATAAGGCATTAAGCCCCACACTCCCCGCCAATCTTGCAGGCTTCAACTGCCATCTCACTTTCGGCCTGTTCAGAAGCGATAAGTTCCCTAGCCTTAGCGATGTTCTCATCAGTCGGAGAAAGAGCTTCCAACGGCTCCATGCCCTTCGACCCTGCGCGATAAACTGTCATACCTTTTAAGTATGGAGCATACTTGAGAGCCATCTTAGACACCACCTCATGACTCGCATCGTTAGGCAGGTTGATGGTCTTGCTAATCGCGTTATCAACATACTTTTGAATACAAGCTTGAACTGCCATATGCTGTTCAGCAGTGATATCGTAAGCGCCCACAATGTGACGACCATTGCTACCCTTCATTAACTCCTCCTTGAACAGAGGATCAAGGACCAGAGTGGACTTCCAAGTGTTGCCCTCACGATAACGACGGTTATACATCGGAGCAAAGATCGGCTCAATACCAGTCGAGGCGCCATGCACCATGGAAATCGTACCCGTAGGGGCAGCCGTAAGCATTACAGCGTTACGAATACCATGCTCCTTGATCAGCATTCGGATGCGAGCAGGGAGAGTCTTAGCGAACTCTTCGTTAAGATATTTGCGAGCATTGAACTCTGGGAAAGAACCACGCTCGCGGGCGATGTAAACCGAAGCAAGGTAAGACTCGTTGCGAATTGTGGTGTAGAGTCGATCAATGAACTCAATGCACTTATCCGTACCATACTTAATGCCGAGCTTGATGAGCATGTGGTGCAGACCCATCGTGCCAAGACCAATCCGACGCGAACGATCACCCGCAATCTTACACTCTTCAATCGGGTAATGATTTGCGGTCAGGGTGTTGTCGAGGAATCGGATGCCAGTGCGAATGGTTCTGGCAAGTCGATTCCAGTCCAAGTCGCTACCGTCCTCGTTTACCATGTTGGAAAGGTTAACGTGCCCCAGGCAACAATTAGCGTAAGAGTCCAACGGAATCTCACCACAAGGGTTAGTGGCATTCATGCGAAGGAAATAGGACATGTTTGTGTAACGATTTGTCAGTGACAGGTTGAAGATACCCGGCTCACCAGACTTAACCGCATTTTCCCACAGTCGATTCCACAGATCAATAGCCTTGAATTGAACTTCCTGAACGTCTTCAAACTGATCATCCCAACCACGAAGGTGGTGCTGCTTCGCACGACCCAGAGCATCCTCCTCGGACAACCCAACAATGTTAATAACTTCACTGTGGCCGTCACTGGAGATCCTATTTGCCGAGTAGACCTTGTAGTCTCGGTTACCAAACTTGAACTGCCAAGTGTCATCGTTCTCACATGCTTCAATAAACTTATCAGTAATCGCAACTGAGATGTTGAAGTTTGTTAGCTGTGATAGATCCAGCTTAATGTGCAAAAAGTCCAGTAGATCAGGGTGATCCACATTAAGTTCCGCCATAAGTGCGGTCCTTCTGTTTTTACCTGCTTTAACATG